CAACTCGATTTAATGAATGGTTCAGGAACTGTCGCTACTGTCAATTCTACAACTGCTGTTCCTAGCAACACTTGGACTAGAATTAGTACGCCAGTCAACACGACAGCATCCACGATAGATGGTGTCTATGTTTATGTTGATAATGGGGCTTTTAACAGCAACAATTTTTATATTGACGCTATCCAGATTGAACCAGTAGCAACATTAGACACTTATTTTGATGGAACATTTACTCCAGCAAATGATGGAACTAAACGTTATACGTCAAGATGGTTGGGTTCAGTAAATAAATCTACAAGCAAACTTGAAACAAGTACGCTCAAGTCAAATCCATCGATTCTTACTCCTATTGCGTTTTCAGATTATTCAGGAACAGATATACCGTACAGCGACGTTAAAGTGACGTACAATAGCGAAAATTTGTTCAATAAAATTGTTCTTTCAAACACGCAATCGCCAGTAATAACTAAAGTAAAAGAAGACACAACTTTGCAAACCCTTTATGGTGTTAGGGCTTACGGTGCAGCAGATTATTTGATTCCTAGTGCTAAACCTAATCAGTTAGACAATATTGCTGGAGAACTTTTATCTGTTTATGGCAATCCTGAATTGCGTGTAGAACAAATGGAACTACAAGTGCACGGTCTAACAGGGGCACAACAATCTACTGTTTTGGCTATGGATATGCGTCAATTAGTTCAAATAACATTTAAACCTGCTCGTATAGGTACGCAGATGGTGAAAAAATATGTTGTTATCGGAATCAATCAAAGAATAGACAAAGACAAAACATATGTGATGACTTTCACGGTGGCGTCTATTGATTATTTACCGTTCCATCTGAATTCGGCTATGCTTGGCGTGTTGAATACTAACGTTTTAAGTTATTAAATAAAACTATTTAGGAGGAAATTATGGCGGGTGCTGGTTTTAAAACTTTTACCGCTGGCGATGTGCTTACCGCCAGCGATGTTAACACCTATCTTATGCAGCAAAGCGTAATGGTTTTCGCATCTTCGGGAACCCGAACAACAGCAATAACGTCTCCATCGCAGGGTATGTTGACGTTTATTACTGGAACAAACACTTTGGAATATTACAACGGTAGTGCTTGGGTTGCTGTTCCGACTTCTACTGGTGCTTGGACATCCTATACGCCAACTATATCTCCAGCGACTGGTGCTTTTACTACTTTAACTTATACTACTCAGCAAGGTGCGTATTTGCAAGTTGGCAAAACAGTACATTTTAGAGTTTATTTATTAATCAACACTTTTACTATCGGTACTGGGGCTGGAAACATCACTATCAACTTGCCTGTTGCAGCGTTGAGCGGTGCTACTCAAATAGTTAATGGTAAATACGTTAACGCTAGCGGTTCTATTCGTTCTGGTGGAACAGTTACAGGAACAACAATTTCAAGCATTATGTCGTCAGATACGACGGTTGTTGCTGCAACAGATTTAGCAGCAAACAGGGCATTTTTATTTACTGGAACATACGAGGCTAATTAAGGAAAATTATGACAATCTATAAAGAACCATTTGCAGTAAAACTTCGTGGCGACGAATTCGGAAATCTTGCACCATATCGCAATGGTCGTCCGCATCGTGGACAAGACTGGCATCCAGCCGAAAAGTCTCCTATTCCCGCAATTACCGCTGGTACAGTTTTCGTTAATACTTGGACTGACGTTTTAGGGCATATCCTTATTCAGTCTGCTGGCGACGGCTATTGGGTGTTGTATGCTCACCTTGCTGAAGAATCTCCACTCAAAAAGGGCGACAAAATCAAGTTAGGCGACATTATCGGCAAAGTCGGCGGAGGCAAGAACACGCCTAGCGGGACAGCCTCGACGGGAGCACATTTGCATCTCTCAATCGGTAAGGCTAATAAAGATTGGTCTAATCCGAATATTCATATGGCGGATTATAGTACTTTAGTTGACCCTCTAAAGCACATTGAGGCTAATAAGGCTGCCTAATGAGTAAATATAAGAATCTTATCGACGGTATATGGGACGTTATTAAACGTTCTCTCGGCCTAGCGATGGTAGCGTTTTTTCCTGGAGCAGGCATAGGTTCTATTCCGCTATTTGGAGGAAATTGGCTTAGTGGTGGATTAATTGCTTTTGCGTCTATGTTTGCTGTGGTTATGAGTGTTATGGGTGTTGAATTGGCGTCTACTGCAACAATAACTAAAAAGGGCCGTGAAGACGCTTTCAAACAGGCTGTAACTAAGGCTTTAGAAGAAAATAAATGAGTTCGGAAGAGTCAGTTCGTATAACTCCTGCGAAAACATACGAAAAATTAGAAAAGTTAGAGCAGGCTATGGCCGAAGATTTAACTGCTTTGAAATTAGCGATACAAGAATTGCAGTTAACTATTAAACCTTTATCTGACAGCGTTGGTAATACTTTGAAAGACCACGAAACTCGTATTCGTGAATTGGAAAAGTTGGTTTACAGATACGCTTGGATTGCAGGGCTTTTAGTTACAGTTATTTCGGGTACTTTAGTTTATCTTTTAAGCACTGTATTAAAGTAGGGTTCAGATGCGTTTAGGTCGCATTGTTTTAGTTGTGTTTCTTGCGTTGGGCGGTGCAATATTTACTGCCCCATACGCTAAAGCGGTTGAGTCTGGGTTGACGGTGGAAGTTTACACTTATAGTCCTGATTATCTGCCAGAACATTCTGCATTGCCAGAATACGTTTTATGCAGTACGACGGTGGCAACTTCTTGGACAAGCGTTGATGCTATAAACCATAATTTCGATGCAGACTATCAAGGTGTCGTTGCTGGATGTCAAGGTGATTTTGTTTTAGTGCATTATTCTGGTTGGCTGACTTGGCCTAATACTGAAACTGTTTCTCTGCAATCTTGGGCTGACGATGGGTTTATTCTGACTCTCGACGGTGAAACTGTGATAGATAACTGGTGGTTGAAAGGATGTTCAGGAACTTCTGCTGACCATTCTTTTATTGCCAACGTACCTCAACGTTTAGACGCTTGGTTTTATGAATATGGGGGTGGTGCTTGCAACGTTTTGTCTGCTAATGGTTCACCGATTCCCGCATCGTATTATTCTCAAGACAAACCTGTCGTAATACAACCATTTTTAAATCCTCCAGTGAACATTAATTACGTTGTAGATGGGACAACGTTGAAAGTTGATTGGGAAACTCCAGACACCTCTGTTCCTATTGAACATTATGCGTTTATGTGGACTTATGGTGATAACGCTGGTTTTGGTGTTAGTGTATTCGGCAATTCAGTAGAAATATCTGATTTACCTGCCAATACTGAAATAACTTTCAGTGTTAGAACAGATAACGACACTTTGCCTTTATATTCAAATTATTCTGAACCAATAAAAATCATTACTGGAGATAAACCTGATGTGCCAGTAGTAGAACCACCTGTGATTCCTGAACCGCCAACAATTCCTGACCCTCCAGTAGTCCCAGACCCGAAACCAACTCCCGAGAATACTCCAGACGTTAATTCGACGGATGAACCTACACAAACACCTACATCGAATCCTGATGTTCCTGTCGTACCTGATGTAACTAAAATTGACCCTGCGGAAATAGACCCTACTACTTTAAGCGACGGTGAAGTAGTGAATCTTATTGCTTACGCTAATAATGTTTTAGAAAACACAGAACAAGGTTCACCCGAATACGAACAAGCACTGCAACAATTATTTGTCGCTGCACAAGCGGATGACATTCAAGTTGACCCATCTATCGCTGCAATACCTTTAATCGGAAATGCGACGGTGGCCATAATTGATGCTATAAATTATTTTGGGAATGTCGGTTCAGATATGTCGCCTAAAGTACGAGAGACTGCAAAGAAAGAAGTCGTAGCATCAGTGGTTGTTACGCAGATTGCTGTTCAAGCATCTGGATTAGCAGCACAAACCGCTATCGGAGGTTCAGCAAGCCCAACACCATCTACAAGGAGAATAAAACAATGAATCTAAGCGAATCGGGTTTTCAAATATTAATTGAAAGCGTATCGGCAGTTCTAATTACGACTGTTGTTGCTCTCGCTATCTACAAAATTATTAAAACTATTGTTGAGAGAAGATAATGAAAGATTTTTTTAACGACCTATTAGGCCAACTTTTTACTGGTATTGGCCTTTTTATTGCTTGGATTGTTTTAGAGGGTACTGCTAAAACAGTTGTAGGCTATGCCATTATTATTGGGTTTATTGTTTGGGTAGCGTCTTTTTGGATTAGACGAGACGAATAATTTGCTTTTCTGCATTATTTATGCGAATCTAGCCTTAAAAGAAAGGTAATTATGGATTTCGACGAATGGCTAGCCTATGGCTATCAGCAGAATTGGGTTTCTAACGACGTATGCCACACTCACGACGGTGTGCCTATGAGTGCGGAAGAATGTGAACAATTCGAAGAAGATGACCCTTGTATCCACATTTTGAGGCTCTATCCTAACCGAGACGTTAAGATTGCGGTTGAGGCTAACAATCTGCCTAACATAAAAATCGACGGTATTGAGGATTTCAAACTGGGCATTTAGACACGCCAACACACGTTGTTTTAGCGAATAATGGCTGTATGCTTTATTTATGTCTGAAAACTGGGGAAACCCCGATACTAAATCGTATAAAAACAACTACATTCGACGCACAATAGTCGATGGCGGGATGCTGTCTGTTCACAAGAACATTGTGGACTATGCGGAAGAATTACTTATTCGCATCAGTGGTTCTGGTGTACGTTTTTTTGACGAAATGAATCTACCTGTAACACTCGACGGTTATAGTGAATCTGGTAGCGACAAAAAACGTTTAGGCTTGGAATTCACGATTAAAACTCACAAAGATTTGACTGGTATAGGCGATGATTTGGGTTTTGCATCAGAATACCAATCACCAAATATGCTGTTCACTTATGTTGGAGTTGAAGAAGAACCAGAAATTTCGAGTTACATTGACGAGATTTCAGATAAAATTGGCAGCACTAAAATAGGATTAGGGCATTCAGGTAAAAACGTTGTATTTATCCATTATTTTTTGGGATTCCCAGAAGAAAGGCCAACATTTGATGAGAAAACTCTTGAGGCGACTAAAGCACATCAAGCACGTATGGGATTACCAGTGCGACACGGTGAATGGGATTCTGAAACTTGGAAATCTGTCATCCCGAGAAAACACAAAAGAATAACAGGTGGCGACGCAGGTATGCTCGTTAGGGCTGCACAGGCTGCGTTAAGGGCCAATGGTTATTTTTGCCCAGTTACATCTCGTTTCGGGACTGAAACCGTAAAATCAGTTCGTCAGTTCCAAGAGGCTAATAAACTTAGGCAAACAGGCAGAATCGGTATGCCAGAATGGGATTTGCTTTTCTATTACCTTTGAACCCATAATTAGTTTCACCAACAAAATGCCCTTGTCAGTTTGATGGGGGCATTAAGCATTAAGAAGAAAAGAGAAGATATGAATGGTTTAAGCATAATTAGAAATAGGTTGGCGTTCGAAAATAATTTTACGCAGATTCCTAATAGTTGGGCTAGGGATAGCAGAATAGGCTTTAGGGCTAAAGGGATTTTAGTTTTATTGATGAGTCATAGCGATGGTTGGATGACGAGTTTAGAGGAGATGGCTAAACAATCAAATGACGGTATTACTGCCATTAGGTCAGCGGTCGAGCAACTAGAGAATTGCGGATATTTGATTCGCACCAAGGTTAGAGATGATTTCGGCAGATACAGGAACGCTGAATGGATTTTAAATGACCCATTTGAATCACCATCGTTAGAAAACCCAACGGTGGATAAACCACAGGTGGATAAACCAACGGTGGAAAATCAAACGCTTAAGAATACCAATATAAAAGAAAACCAATTAGAAGAATACAAACAAAACAATAAGTTCATAGAATTGGCGTTCTCACAGTTTTGGGAAATTTATCCACGCAAAGAGGGAAAAGGGGCTGCTAGGTCAGCGTATCTAAAAGCGTTAAAGAAATACCCGAATTCAGCAAAACAGATTAATGATGGTGCTCGACGGTACGCACATAATCCTGCTATACCAGAAAAGAAATTCATTCCCCATCCATCGACTTGGCTTAATCAAGAACGCTGGTTAGACGAGGATTTACCTACTGGCGACCAGAAATCAAATTCGACAGATATTGCGAGAGACATTATTGAACGTGCGAACAATCTCGACAATCAAAAACCACGTGAAATAGAAGATGGACATTAGAGAAACTGGTTTACTTTTAGCCAAAATTGCTTTAGTGGACAATCGCACTGCTACTAACGAAACAATTATGGCGTGGCAAGAAATATTAGCCGAAACCGCTTTTGAAGATGCTATGTTGGCACTTTTAATTCATTACCGAACCAGCACTGAATGGGTGAGGCCAGCACATATCGTGCAAGGTGCTGCTGCTGTACGCAAAGAGAGAAAGAAGAAAATAATTGAATAACGAGATAAACATCAATGATACAAAAAATGCTGAAATCGCTGTTTTAGGTTCAATACTTTTAACTAACGGTGCAGTTTTAGACGATATTGTTTTGTTGGAAGAAGATTTCTATAACGTTAATTTAGGTAAAGCCTATAACCTAATGTCAAAAATCAGGAACGAGGGTTCTCCTGTTGACGCTATTACGTTTACTTCTGATAAACGTTTCAGGGCCTTGAATACGACGGTGATTGATGTTCACGAATGGACAAGTTCAGTTCCATCTCCCAGTGCAGCATCCTATTACGCAACAATAATCAAAGAGTCCGCTGTAAGACGACGGTTAGAGTTATCTGCAAGGTTAATTATTCAAAAGGCTAAAACAGTTGATTTCAAAGATTTAACTGAATTTGCGAGAGCAGACATTGACCACGCTTTAGGCGTATCTGTTGGAACAGTAAAATTCGTCGAGGATGAAATTTCAGCGACTATTGACGAAATGGGTAAACCTAGTTCAGCATATCCAACACCTTGGAGGGCTTTAACTGACGCTATTGGAGGATTTAGGCCTGCCTGCCTATATGTGATAGGTGCTAGGCCAGGAATTGGTAAAACAAGTGTTGGTATTCAATCCGCATTAGAGTTGGCTAAACACGGTGCTGTTGCGTTTTCGTCGCTAGAAATGCGTAGAGAAGAAATCCACAAACGCATTATTTCTAGTGAACTCGAAATTCCTATGGATGCTGTAATGAACAACAGGCTTTACGAGTCTGATTGGAATAAGATTGCTACTTATCGAGCAAGGTTAAAACCTCGTATAGCGATTGACGACAGGGCCAGTGTCACTATTCAGGATATTCGCACTCACGTTAGGTCAGTAATGCGTAAAGTTCCAGTTTCTGGTTTAATAGTTGATTATTTGCAGTTGTTATCGACGGTGGATAATCGCCCTAGACACGAAGTAGTTGCAGAGTTTTCACGCCAGTTAAAGATTCTGGCTAAAGACTTCAATATTCCTGTTATAGCCCTATCGCAGTTAAATAGAGCGTCAGAGAATCGTCAAGACAGAAAACCTAGTTTGAGCGATTTAAGGGAATCTGGCAGTATCGAGCAGGATGCCGATGTGGTGATTTTGTTGCATCAAGACGAAACAGAACTTTATTTAGATGTCGCTAAAAACAGGCACGGTGCTCCTACTGTGGTAAAGTTAGTTTGGCAAGGGCATTATGCTAGAGCAGTAAACGTAGGAGGAATCTAATGCTTGGAATGATTGAAATAGCGACTTTGACGGGATTAATTGAACAGCACGATAAGGCTGCTGCTGAATTGCGAGAAAAGAGGGCTAACTTGGCGTTAAAAATGTATAAGGAACAAAATATTCCTTATTCTGATTTTGCCGAACCAATGAATATGCAACCTATTGGAGTGTATAAATTGTTGGTTAAAGCAAATAACGGCCAAAAGTTGTCGTGAACCCTAGATTAAGCCCAAAGGGTGCAAAATTACTTGCTAATTTAAGGCATCTGGCTATCGAAGAACAAGTTGTTTGTATGTCAGCCCCAACTATTTGGGACGGTGAAACACCAGAGGATATACGAATGGCTAAAAGAAATTGTTTAGGTGCTAAAGCGACGTCAGAGACAGAAGAACTGCCACCTTGCCCATTGTTGAAATTGTGTTTAGAAACTGCTTTAGAAAATAAAGAAACGTTTGGAGTATGGGGTGGCACAAGCCCTTATGAACGTCGTAAACTAAACAAGAAAAGAACTTAGTAGGTAATTTTCTCTCTCTTTTCTACCTGCTGCGAAAAGGCCACCGCACCTCTCACGGTGGCCTTTATCGTCTCTTACGAAACTTGCTCTGCAAATTTGGCGAATGTCGGTGGTACAGGGTTTAATTGTTTTACTCACAAAGAAAAGAGGATTTAATGAGTGATTTAATCGCTGGCCTGCTGGCCCGCACCGTAGCCGATTCTCAAGATAGAGACGCTTGGTTGGCTGCTAGAAATGACGGTGTAACAGCATCAGATGCGGGTTCACTGGCAAAAGAAAGTTCGTTAGACACAGTTTTTAAAGGCAAGTTCTATACAGACTTCGTAGGCAATGCAGCAACTAACTGGGGTTTAGAACGTGAACCATTTATGTTGGAATGGGCTGGATTCCCGCAAAACACTATTTTGTTTCACTCCGAGGAGGAGAAAAGATTTATGGCTACGCCAGATGGATTCCGCTTGTCGGAGGATGGCAATAGTCTAGTTTTGGCACAAGTAAAAACATCGAGTAAACCTCTAGCAGAGAAAACTCCGATTGGTTATTACCGCCAAATCCAGTGGGAAATGTTTGTCACTGGGGCAACAGAGAACTGGTTGATATGGGAACACCACGAGAATTTCGTGCCTGTAAACATTGAACCAGAAGTCCGCATCATCAAGCGTGATGAGGAAACAATTAATCAACTAAAAACGTTGGCGTATCTCCTGTTGGAGAGACTCGACGCAGGGAAATCCTTCGAAAGAGAGATGGAATAATGAATGAAATGGTAGAAATTCCAAAAACTGGCGATGCTGGTTCTTGGACTGAATCCCAAAAGGCCCTAATGGAGTTTGCTGGACTTTACAAGAAAGTCAGCACTTCACAAGGCGAAAAGATGGTTCTAGCACCACGGTCAATAGTAGAGGCTTTCGCCCAGACTGTTGCTCGCACACAGTTAGACCCGATTGCTAATCAAATTTACTGCATCGAAAGAGGCGGTAAATACACAATTCAGGTAGGTATCGACGGTGCGAGGCTTATTGCTCAACGTACTGGAGAATACGCTGGCCAGAAACCTATTCAGTGGACTGGCGACGGTGTTACTTGGGTAGATGTTTGGTTAGCGGAAACTCCTCCTGCTGCTGCACGTTGCGGAGTATTGCGTAAGGGCTTTGCCGAACCGCTATGGGCTGTCGCTACTTGGAAAGCCTTTGCCCCAACTTACAACGGTAGATTATCTACTATGTGGGCTAATATGGGTGCTCATATGTTGGGTAAGTGTGCAGAGATGCTCGCACTTCGTAAAGCATTCCCAATGGAACTATCTGGCCTTTACGTTGCAGAAGAAATGGCACAAGCAGATGTATCTACTACTGCTACTTCAACTAGCAGAGATTATCTCGCAGAGGCTAAGTTAGTTGACGACAAGGCAGATTTAATGAAAATCTGGCAGGATGCTAAGGCTATGGGAGAACTAACCCCGAACCTTTCAGCAGAACTTACATTGTTGGCATCAAAACTTACTAAAGATTCCAGAGTCAAAGAAATTATTGAAGACGCTGTAATCGTTGAAGACGAGGCCAAGTAATGTCTGCTCAACACAAACTTAATGAGCATCTTATTCTTTGGAATAAAGTGTTGGTTGAGGAATGGGCTGTTGCTTTAGAGCAGGAGGCCAAGGCTAAAGCCGAGTTTGAGTATGCGTTTAGCGTGTTTAAAGTCACAGAAAGACTAAATGACACAAAAGTCGCATCCGCTTGGGCTGAATCTTTGGCACACTCTGATGAAGAAGTTGCGAGATTAAATCTTAAGCGACGTATCGCAGAGGCGACGGTAGAGGCTATTCGCAAGAAACTATCGTGGTTTGAGGCAACAGCAGACAGTATTCGTTCAGAAGTTGCGTCTGAACGAGAAGAGGCTAAATTGCATTCGCAGAACAGGTATGTTCCGTAAATGGCAATTAGTCCAAAACTTAGGCAAGCGGTGTTTGACCGAGATGGCAATAAATGTGTATCGTGTGGCACGATTGACAATCTGACTATTCAGCATCGAGTGTCTAAAGGTATGGGGGGTAGTAAGCAATTTGACACTGTTGCTTATCTACTCACCCTATGCCTAATATGCAATGTTCGTTTAGAGGCTGATGCCGATTTCGCAAAATTGGGAATAGATTACGGTTGGAAGATTCGCAGAAATACTTTAGAATCTCTAGACCCAACTGCTGTTATCGTTAAATACGCTGACGGTTGGTATCGCCTCGACGAACAAGGCACAAAAATCAAAATCGGGAATAATACTCAAATTAAGGAAAAATAAATGGCCGAACAATACGTTACAGTCGCTGGTTATGTAAGTGCAGACCCAGAGTTAAAGAGGACATCATCTGGCCTCGCAGTAATCAACCTAAACATCGGATTCACTCCAAGCAGGTTCAATAAAGAAACATCTCAATGGGACAACCTTGAGACTATTTGGTATCGTGCTACCGCTTGGCGTGATTTTGCTGAAAACATTTCAACAACAATCTCCAAAGGCGACAAGGTGATTGCTTACGGTAAGTTGATACAGGAAACATACGAAACCACAACTGGCGAAAAGAGAGTTAATCTTAAGTTGGAACTGGAATCTTTGGGATTAGATTTGAACACCAAAATCAAATCCAATGTTGCTAAGGCAGAACCGTCAGCAGTTTCAAGTTGGACAGTGATGAATCCGACTAACGATGACGCTTGGGCGAATGAACCAACTTTTTGAGTTGATTTCAGATGAAATTTGGGGTGTAGAGAAAACTTTTTTTCTACACCCTATTTCATTTAGGGCAACTCGCTAGGGAAAGAATTTGGCTGAAATGACTTTACCACGCTAAACTGAAACTATGAGCAACTTCTTGGGTCACGCATCGGGCGTGGCCCTTGCTCTTTCTGGAGGTAATTCAATGGCACAAAAATTCAATCACGGTGATTCATTCCCATTTATGCAAAACCGCAGCAGCAGACTTGGAGACTTGCACTACTGCCAAGTTTGTGGACGTGAATTAGGTCAAAGCGGAACATACTGGGTTGAAGTTGTTGACGGTGGAGACATCCACGATTCAACCACTTACGGTGAGGCAGATACACAAGATTCAGGCTACATGGGATTTTACCCAGTTGGAATCTCCTGCTCTTACCGCTTTGAAAAGTCAGTTCTAGTTTGGGATGGAGGTAAATAATGAGAGGAATTAGACGCTCGCAAATCGTTGAAATCGGCACTTACACAATGGTTCAATTGGCAGAGAACGACTTCCGTATGCTTTGCCACAAGTGCAGAGGCACAGGAACAGTAGAACGCCATATGGACTATGCAGATGGTATTTGCTTTGATTGCGACGGTAGAGGCCATTGGAAGACCAAGTACACCCGCACAGGTGCGTTAAAACAGCAGGAACGTGCAAAGGCCGAGTTCGAGAAGTATCAACGTGAATTGGAGGCTACTCGTGCTGAACGTGAGGAGAACGCTAGGCAGGCCGAAATCAAGCGTCTGGAAGAGGAGGCGAGGTTAGCCGAGAAGTTAGCGAAAGAACAATCCCTAAGCGAACACCTAGAGGGAGAAGTAGGCCAGTTCGTTGAGGTTGTCGCAACTAAAGTAGCAGACAAATGGTTTGAAACCCAATGGGGAGGCAACGCTTACAACCTGTTTATGTTTGACGAAGTAATCGACGGTGAAACGCACACTTACAAGATTGTCAGTTTCACGACATCCGATTTATGGAACGTAGATAAAGGTGCTAAAGTCCGCATCCGAGTCAAGATTAAAGCCTTTGAATACTACGAGGGTTTCGCACAAACAATGGTCACTCACGGTAAGGTGCTTGAGGTTCTTAGCGAGGCTAAAGAAGAGGCGGTGGCATAATGCAAACTTTCATTACCAACAGCGATTTTACGAGAATCGCACAATGCCTAGATAACCGCAGATTAAATAAACAGGCTTTAGAGGCTTGGCAAATAATGATGGTTAATTTAAATCTTGACCCACAAAACAATCACCGCATATCTAAAGGCTGGCGTAATCATCCAGCAACTTTAATGTGGCGAGGCCACGAATTTGCTTTGACTGGTTACATTATTGAAATGGTGGCGGAATGGCAACGCAGAGGTTTTAAATCAACTATCGCTGAAAAGGCCCTTGCAACTTACGATTACGCATATGAACACGGTTTAATCAAATCGCATCTATTGCCTAATTGGTTTACAGATGACGCAGTCATCAAACAACTGCAATCTAGTCACAGAACCGCTTTATTGGCAAAAGAATACGACTATTACAAAAGATTCGGGTGGCCAGAAGACACTGGAACAGCACCCGATACATACGAATACGTATGGCCTACACAGAAAGAGAGAATCTAATGCAAAACAAAACAGCAGTATCAGGAATAGTAGCAACAACCCCTAGACACGTTGTAAATCAAAAGGGTCTACCTATTACTTCTTTTCGTTTAGCCTCGAATTTTGAGGTTATGGGTGAAGACAACACCCCTAAATCAATTACAAACTGGTTCACGGTAGTTAGCCTTAAAAGTTTAGCGATTAACGTAGCGACCAGCATAAGCAAAGGCGACAGAGTTATTGTAGTCGGAACAATGCTTATGCGTGATTGGGACAACGGTGATGCTATGGGAACTACCGTAGAAATCGAGGCGGATTCTGTTGGACACGATTTATCTTTTGGAACTTCCGTATTCGTACGAAACACTTACGAGAAAGAGCAAAATGATTAGCGTAAAAGCATCGGAACTAAAAGGGGCAGACATTATCTGCCAGTGGGACGACACTAAACGTGCATACAGCAAATCCATTATCGTTGCGATTAAAAAAACAGCAATCAGAAATACTTACAAGGTTGACGACGGTATTGAGTTCTCTGTTCGGGATTTAGAAACCGCTAAATTAAGCAAATTAACTGCTCACCCAAACACCATTCACATTGTAGAGAGGAACGAAAACTAATGGTTAAAACTGCTAAAGAAATAATTGATTATCTAAAAACTCTGCCAGAAGAATCACCCATATTGATTGTTTGGTTCGAAAAGAACGAGGCAGAAATGCACCTTGGCTCCGAAATTACCGATAAACAATTCCGTAAAATCGGAGACAAATTTAATGACGAGTTTTGCGACGCAGAATTTGTTGAGGCTATTTGGAAATCAGGAGTAAAGAAATGACACTAAAACAAAAGTTCGCAATACTCGCCTCACGGTACGGGATTCTTGAGTTAGTTTGGTTTCTTTACACTCTGACTTGGTTAGTGGCAGACCAAAATCCTCCCTACAACTTTCAGACTTACCTCACGGTGTCGGGGGTTATTGCTTTACTGGGTTTATTAAACACTTCAACAATGTTGGTTTACCATTGGAGGCACAAATGAAACACAAGAAATCACACGATACTGAAATACATTTTGTTGTTGTCTACAAAGTTCAAGATGACGCTTTCAGGGTAGATAACGACAGCACACAATATTGGATTCGCACACTGTTTCAACCTAATTGTCAAACTTGGTGCAACGATTGCGTAGATTACGTCAAAGACAGCACCTTAACGGTAGCGAAAGCAGAGAGAAAGTTAACTAAATTGTTTGGAGGACGAAATGATTAATGCAAGAATTACAGACCCAATAACAAGCAAAGAGGCAGCAGCATCAGTTCAGCACATTAGCGAGAAAATGCAGATAATCGTTGATATTTTGCGTACTGGTGCTAAAGACGAGACAGAGATTGCCGAGGCATACAATTTCAAAGTTCGTATGGGTCAAGCACCAATGTCTTCACCGTCAGGGTTGCGAACTTTAAGGGCCAACCTTGTAAAGATGGGAGTAATTGAAGAATCTGGCAAATACAGCAAGACCCCATCTGGCAGAAGAAGTATTATTTGGCGATTGGTGGCAAGTGATTCTCTCTGGGACTAGAAACAGGTCGATTCGTTGCGAGAATGCCTCTACAAGCCTTTTCAGCATTGAACTAGGTTTTGGGTTAGCACAAGTTGTTTTCGGGCTTGGCCTAATGCAGTTAGGCAAAGAGAGTATTCGGCAGATGCGAGAAAAGTTTTTTGAATTATTTTTCTCGACTCTAACGTTTTTAGGGCAACTCGCTAGGCACTTGATTTGGCGAAATAAGTTTAGCAAGGTAAAATGAAATTATGAGCAAGTTCACGGCCAGCACCATCGGGGTGTCGGCCTTTGCTCTTTTAGGGATACAGGAGAAACAAGTGGAAACAGAAATCACAAACAGGGCAGAAGAAATTGCGGTTGCAAGAGAAGTAGATACAAAACTCTCAAAACTCTGGTCTGAATTTTACAAGTACAGAGTATTTGCGAATGATGCTGCAAAATACTTAAAACAATACGAGGCCAGAGGCCAGCAAAGATGGGCAAACGAAACCAGAAAATCTTTGGAAACTTACAACCTGCACCTCGACGGTCTGCGAACACAGATTGCGGAAATCGAAGAAAATGAATACAAGGGTTGGGCACGATTTTATTTGGTTCAGCACATTCACAGCAATGTTCACTGTTCAAGTTTCAGACCAACTACGGTAATCGGCTGGCTACCCGAAGTTTCGGGCCTAACAGAAGTCGAGGCAGTAGAAATTTACGGTAAGCAACTTTGCACAATTTGTTTTAAATCAGCACCAGTAGAGGAGAGCAAATAATGAAAAGACCAACAACAACAGCGTTCTTTATCTTGCAGTCAGGAATGCTCGACGGTCGCATCCAGTCCGACTGGAGACAACACGATGTTCCAGTGACAGATTACAAGAGCATCGACGAACCTGTACGCAGCATCACGGTCAAGTCGGCATTCTTAGATTACAGACTGGCCTTGTACGAAGTTAGGACTGCTCTGGAATTCTGGCCTGACCACGAGTTCGCTATTTACAATGCACCTTTGAAGTTTCGTTCAGAGGATGCCGAGTCAATTCTAGTTTGCACAGCAAATGCACAAAACATCGAGCGACTAATCGCAATAACTAAGGAGAGCAAATAATGCGATACCCAGACATCAAAATCTTCATTGACCTACAAGGCGAAAGCGGTAATGCCTTTTACATTATCGCCCAGTGCGTAGCGAAGATGAAATCGGAGTGTGTAACTGACTCCGAAATCGAACTATTCAAGGTTCGTGTAACTCAAGGCGATTACGCAAACGTCTTAGACACTGTGCGTGATTGGTTTGACGCAACAATAATTAATGAAGACTCAGACGAGTCCGAAGAAAACTAAGGAGAGAAATGGCACACGAAATCGAACAATTCGAGGGTCAAGCCTCATTCGTGTCTGTGCGTGAAGACGCTTGGCACAAATTAGGCACGGTAGTACCCTCTGAACTTACCGCAGAGGAGGCTTTAGAGTTTGCCCATCTCGCTAACTGGAATGTTCGTAAAGAACCAATTTACGTTCAGAACCCAGACCAGTCGTTAGTGATGGTTGAAGACAAGTTTGCGACGGTAAGAACACACCCTTACACTAACGAACCTGACGTTCTGGGAGTAGTTGGAAAACACTACTCGGTAATCCAGAACGAAGACCACGCTGGACTTCTAAACGCTTTGGTAGATGAATCTGGTGCAATCTTCCAGACAGCAGGGTCGCTAAAGAACGGTAAGGAAACATTCATTACGATGAAACTTCCAAACACCATCAAAATTGGAGGAATCGACGGTATCGACACTTACATTGCTGGCTTGAATAGCCACGATGGAAGTCGTTCATTCCAGTTCTTAGTTACTCCGATTCGAATTGTTTGTGCAAACACACAGGCTATGGCGATAGCATCAGCACACAGCAGGTTCTCTATCCGCCACACCAAGTCGGGTGCAGATGGCATTATTCAACAGGCTAGAGAAACATTGCAAATGACTTTCAACTATCTTGACGCATTCCAATTGGAGGCTGAAAAGTTGGTTCAGCAGTCATACACAGATGTTCAGTTTGAGCAACTCATTCAGCGACTCTACCCAACTAATACCGAGATGACCGATAGGGTCTTCGACAATCAAATCGCACATCAAGACGCTTTAGTTCAGAGATGGGTTAACAGCGATACGATGAACGGTATTCAGGGAACTAAATGGGGTGCTTATCAGGCCGTCACAGAGTATCTTGACCACTACGTTAAGGTTGCTGGCAAAGACGGTGAAAAGGCCCAGATTGCCAGAGCAACAAACGTTGTCAATGGTTATTCTGACGATTTGAAGATTAAAGCGTTCTCCTACTTGGCGAGGGCTTAATCCGATGATAAACGTGCAGACCCTCACTTCCCCTCACTCCCAAAGGGTCTGCACAGCGTATGGTCTGGAGACCATCTTCCCGATGAAGATTCAAGTTCGATTCTTGAATACGCACGGTCGAGTTAGACCACAGGGTAATCTAAGGAGAAATAAATGAGCGAATTATCCGCTTTAGCCCAATTGCAATTAATGATTCGTCAAAAAGAATCTGAATTGGAGTTTTGGGAGAAACAAATCACTGAAAATACTGGCCCTAACGTTATCTTTATGAGGATTCAAATGGAAAACATTAAAGCCTCGCTAATTGGTTTACGTTTAGCCTTTACTACTTGGGGAGAAAACAATGTCGAATAATGTTTACAACACAATGACAATAACTGGTTTATCGGGTTTTATCACTAACTTCAAGTTTGAGATGTCTAAACCCAGACCTTACGACATCAAAGAAGAACACACGACTCGCAGACCTCAAGACCCTTTACGTTTAGGGTACGTGTCAAAGCCCTTTACATTCTGGAATGTTATCGCACCACCAGAAGAAACGTTTGAAAGATACTTTTCAATTTGCGGATGGACTGGCGGAGTTAATTATGGTGATGACGATGACCAGAATTGGTACAACTGGAATATGGCCAACTGGGGAACTAAATGGGACGCTCACGATATTCGTGTAGTGGAAGATTATGAGTTGCCTGACGGTAAGGCTGAATGGATTATTGATTTCAACACTGCAAACACTATTCCTAGCCCCGTATTTCAGGCTTTAGCAATTAAATATCCTGAATTAACTTTCAACGTTAAATCCATCGAGGAGGAGGGTTGGGGGCAGTCAGCGATTCACACTGGCGGAAGACTCATTGATTTTAAAGAATGGGATATTCCTAAAACTCACGGTGAGGCCCAACGAGTTTGGGGTGAATGCCCTTGTTTAAACAATCAATGGTCTTACAAAGATTGCGTGAAAATCAATGGGTAAGCACGTCGCAACTCGTAAAGATACGGTTATTTACCGCACCAGACAGCACAAAGAGTGGCGAATCGTCAATTGGTTGACCTGCAAAGCCTCTTATCGACACAATCCACGTTTAGTCGCTTGGATGGCGTTAAACATTCTCGCTATTTACGCACATTTTAGGAGGACACGATGACTTGCGATAAATGCGTTAATTTCAGTTGGAGTGATTGCCCAGTTCACACTGATGCAGAATGCTATGTGCGTACTTGCGTTGATTGCCAAGATGAATCGAGGGATTGCGACTAATGGCAGAGAGAATAAGCAGTAATCCAGAAGAACAGGCCCGCTATGAGATTTACGCTAAAGGTTTTGATGCTGGAGTTGAATGCGAGCAGGAAAGAATTATTGCACTATTGGAAAAGGCGAGAGATATTGAACCTAAAGGCATTGCATCTTGGTTAGGTTTGCAATCAGCATTAATAATCATTAAGGAGAACTTGAAATGAGAAGTATTGACCAAATAATTTCTACTTTAGATTCTTTCTCTAAAGAATCTTTTGCCGATATTTTGTCGATGAAAATTTGTTTTGATGCTAAAGCAGATTCAGATGGCAGATGCGTTCATCACGGTGGAAAGTGTTACGAGTTAGGTTTGTTGATTGAGAAACTTAGGGCTAAGAGTGAATAAAATAATTGCAGCATTAGCCAGCGTTCTAATTATTGCTGGAATGTCTGCAAGTGTTTATAGCGACGGTTCAGTTCAAAAAACTCCTACGATAATCAAACATAAACAGTTGAGCATTGAAGAACGTATAGAGGCTTACGGTAATTATACAAAAATGCAAGTTGCTTTAGATTATTTAATCAGTCGCCAGAATATAACTCCTTATGTTTTCTCTGGAAATACTCCGAGAGGATGGGATTGTTCTGGAATGGTGGATTGGCTATATGAACGTTTCGGGTTAACTCTCCCGCATTCTGCGGACGATTTGGCCCATATTGGAGAACGTATAAGTAATCCTGTTGCTGGCGACATAGTGGTTATGGCTTACAAAGGCCGAACAGATTTTTATCACGCAGGCATCTATCTCGGCAACAACTTAATCGTTGACGCTAATCGTTTTTACAATACGACGGTAGTTGAATCGCTAAATGAATACAAGCATTCTCAAATACGATTCGTTAGAGTCGTGAATCTGATTAACCCAGACACTACGGTTAAACCTTTGACTGATAATTGTTGGTCGAAATATGAAACAGAATACGCAGCAATACTAAACTGCGAGAAAAGAGAAAAATGAAACAATCAGAAATCGCTTGGGAATGGTTTGTAGCCAGATACACCAAGTTAGGTTACAAATCATTAAACCAGTTCGCCATTGCTACTGGATTGCAGAAATCCAGCCTCTCCCGCTACTTTCACTGCCAGAGGCAGATTCCATCAGGCACGGTAGGACAGTTGTGCGACCTGTTAAACGTTAGCCCAAAGCAGTTGCTTACGGTGATTGGAGCGTTGTAATGACGATTACGCCAGAGCAATTAGAAGAGATTAAAACTCAAGCATTTACTCTCGGTTACACAGAGGGAACAAAGTTTGCGTCGAAATTTCAGCACGAACGCTACATTACAATTCTTGAAAATGAATTGAAACAATATGGGCCAGAAACAATGGCTTTTACTTTCATTATGCGTTGTATTTTGTTGTTAGAGAAAGACCGCAAAGACACCACTGGAGAGAGTAATGGAAAAGATTAGATTAAATCCCTACTGGCCCAAGATGAATGACGATTACGAACCCAGAACAGATTACGAGTTTGTGTTTGCAGTGCCTTGCGATAATTGCCCAATCATTGACGAGGCAGAAAACATCAAAGACCTTGAAATCGTTATGGAAAGACACGTCTGTAAAGAAGACGAAGAAGAAGAGGAAGAATGAGCGACATTTGCGAGAGTTGCAAAGAACATACTCAAGACTGCCATTGCAACTGTAACAGGTCTTGCTGTGGACAGGAGGACTACTAATGACAACTCTGTTTAAAACAACTAAAGCGGAAGACGTGAAAGTCGGAGATGTTGAAATGCAATTAGTCGAGGAGAAACGTAAATATGTTTACTACTATTATCGGGCCGAATCTGTGTTTGTTGGCGAGATTAAAGAACCTATTTACGATTATTTAAGTAATCAATATATTGGAGACCGCATATTGAATTGCGTGGAAATTGTTTGGT